CGTGATTTTTTAGAAGATAAATTAGAAGCAGATGTACAAGGTGCTGGTATAAGTGTATCAGAACCTGCTTCTGCTGACATATCATTTAGAACAAATGGTATTAATTATATAATAACTATTGATGAGGTATAAATGTATAAACTAATTATATGGAAAGCTATGTGGACTGATTCAGGCCCAGAAACTAATACTGATTCTTATATACTAAACTACAAACCAACGTTTGAAGATATGTATAAACATCTAGCATGTGATATGATTGAAATATCTAAAGGATATGATAAAAATATATCTAACAGATCATTCGATATGTATATGGATGAAGAAAGTAAACTAAAACCAGTTGTAGTTAAAAATAATAAAGCTACTGAAGCTTGGTATGCTTGGCAAGAAAAAACTGGTAGAACATGTATACCAGGAGACTTTATTGCAGGTCATGTAGCTATAATTAAGAGGATAAAAAATGACGGACGAAGAAGCAATTAAACTTAATCAAGTTGTAAAAGAACTTAAAGAACGTATAGCTGATAAAAGTAAGAGAATACTTGAATTGGAAAAACAAGTAGATTACTATAAAGAAGAAGAACAATTAAATAACTTACGAAAAGGTAATAATGGCTGAAATAAATGATGATATAAAATCTGTAATAGATAGTAACAGAGCAAAAGCATATGAGAAAAAAAAACAAGAATGGGAAAAACTAGAGAATGATAAAAGCGATTGTTTAGAAGCTGTAGAAGTTCTTGGTGGAGCTGTTGCTTGTGGTTTCTTAGATGATAGACATTCTTTGATATTACAAGATTGGATAAAAGAATATCAGACTAGAGCTGATTCAATAGATAACTACTTAGATGGAGCTAAAAAATGAGTAATGATATAGAAAAATTATTCAAATCTTGTGTTAAGGCTGGTATATTTTTAAATGATAAAAATGGTGTAACTGCTTTTGCAAGATTATTAATGCAATTAAATACTAAATATCCAGGATGGAGGAGACAATATGTCAAATGAAAATGCTTTACGTGCAATGGTTGCAAGTAAACAATTAGAAATAGATAAACTTAAACGTAAGATAAAGGAGATGGAAGATGATTACACCAGACAGCGAGATACTTCGGATAGAAAAAAGGATAAGAGGTCTAAATCGAGTAACGTCAGCGATTAATGATTTATCTATTTATGGTATCTTTTATGGAAACTATCCAGAGCTTGTTAAAGTATTAGAACATGCAAAAGATCATGTTAAAGCTGAATTAAAAGTTTCTAAAGAACGATTAGAAAAATTGTATTACCCTAAAGAAGATCAAGGTGCTGAAGCTGTAATACAAGAATATATGAAAAAAGGTATTTAAGAATTCTATAGCTATGTGCCAGATAAGCTAGGATCCTGCGGCTATAGATACACCCATCAGGGAGACTTGGTGGGTGGTTAGATTTAGCCTACTTATTCGGACTTGTATCCCTACACAAGCAGTTCTAGTTTTAAACTCTGTAGGATTTACCAATACTAGATAATGGCCCAAGGAGGAGTAGGTTAAATTTCTGTAATTTTAACTATCCAAGATTTAGGTATCATTGTTCTATCACCAAATGTAATACCATCTTCGTCTTTATCATATGCAGCAAACAATTTGATAGAGTGTTTGTCTTTAGAAAATATCCAACCTTCGTTTACTGGAGTTGCCATTTTCATTTTATGAAATTCTTTTTCTGATGCCCAAGCACTATCAGATACACAATCAACCCATTCAACTCTTACCTTTTGGTAAGGTATATCATTAGTGTTAATGTCTTTAATAGATTTTTTCTTTTTAGTGTAACGTTTTCTTGTCATGAGCTGCCCATATATATTGTTCAAATTCTTCCAAAGGAATTATATCACTACCTTCTTCTTCAAAAACAAGTTGAAGATATGTACTATAGATTATTGCTAAAGCCATAGCATCTGCAGCCTTAATAGATAGATGAGGATTTTGCTCTTTAATAAAATCACCAATGACATCTGCTTTTACTTTACGTAAAAACTTGTCAGAATATTGTTTTTTAGCTTTCGGAAATTTTAATATTTTGCTCATAATTAACGTACCTCTGGCGAGGATACTTATAATAGTTATTTGGGTTGCAGTAAAAAATCAATGTTGTTTTGTATTTTAGGTACAAGTTCATCATAAACTGTACGCCATAACATAGAGTCATCATAAAAAAAGTTCTTATTTTTCCACATATTGTGATAATGATCATAGAATTTACCACATATATCTACAGCATCTATATCTAATTTAGACCAAAAATCACGTTCACTCATACCATTTGTATGTAATTGATGATGATGTTTATAGCATAAAGGTACAGTATATTGATCTCCAACCTTTTGAGAGATACCTCTAGGCATAGCAAATGTTATATGATGAGCCTGACATCTTGTGTCCTGGCAAAGTATACAAGGATTAGAAGCTACCCATTTAAGGTATTCTTTATCCTTTATTCTTTGTACCTTGTCCTCTGATTGTATTGTGCACTTTGGTGTAGCCATAATAAATACTTAATCTTGCTAGTCCTTCATGAACTCTATTAGAAGCTTTACGTTCTGTCAAACTTAAATGATGAGCTATCTCAATTATACCAAAATTAGCCCAGCAGAATAACTTCATACATTCTGCAAATAGTGGACCAATTTGATCATCAGCATCTTTGACTCCAAGAGCTGCACCTAATGATGATGTAATAAAATCTGGGTTAGCTCCATCAACACGTTCTTTTAGAGTACTACCTGATCCACCACCCATGAGCTCACACATAAGTCTATATCTAGATCCTGCTTCATATTCTTCAACAGATATAAGTTTACGATGAAACATATACATAAGTCTAGACTCTCTTATGTTAAGCCAAACTTTCTTTTTATCTCTAATTGTAGAGATTAGTTCTGGTTTTTCAATCTGTCTACGCATTCATGTATATTATAAGTTTCTATTGCAGAATCAACAAAAGTCTTAAATTTAGTATTTTTGTTATATAATTGGAAAAGACGAAATACTCTATTCTTATTACAAGAATGGAGTCTAGCGATGGTGCTCTTGCTCCCATACCTTCGTGTAGGGTGCAATAGCCAACAAAGAATTATTGATAAATTATAAATTTTATAATGATCACTATTCTTTATAGAAACTTTACCTTTGAGCATATCAATAGGTATGTTATAAGTAACACTAATATATTTTTGTATATCATTAACCATAAGGAGAAAATTATGAATATTAAATATCGTCATTCAGCGTCCAAAACTAATACCTTTATTGATAGTCCAGCTTTCTGGGTTATCAATGAGTTGTTTGATTTTGAATCTGATCCCAATGCAAGAATGGTCATGGGTTTAGCTGCAGAAGATGCTGCTAATCATGCACTAGAAAATCAAATCACTGATCAAGATACTATCACAAACTATGCTAAAACTAAATACTTAGAACATAGTAAAGAAGAAGTTACAGATTTATTACCAACAGAACATTCTAATCCAGAATATGAATGGTCTGCTATTATATCTAATAAGTTTGTAGAAAATCTTAGTGAGTTTGGTAAAGTTGTATCATTTCAAAATGAAATTCAAGTACCAGGTAAAAAGTATGGATTAAAGTACGATATTGTTGGTAAAACTGACTTTGAGTTCAAAGATGTAATTGTAGATACTAAAGCTACAGCATACATAAGACGACTAAAAGCAGGTAACGTAGATGCTAAATGGTATCCAAAAGCAGCAGATGTACGTCAACAATGTTTATACAGAGAGCTATTTGGTAAAGAAACTATGCTTATGTATTGTTCTCCAAAAGATCAGTATTGTGTAGATATGACTGAACGAGATGAGCTTAAAGTATTGATAGATGCTATGAAACACATAGAAGCTATATTGGAATTATGTAAGACTAAGGAAGATGTTGTTCGCATAACTCCTTTGGTATGCGAAAACTTCAGATGGAAAGGTACGCCTACAGCTGTGGATTTTGCAAAAGAAATTTGGACAAAGGTGTTGAAATAGATTATAAAAAACTATGCAACGATTTGGAAAAATAATACAACAATTAAACAGGAGACAGAAAATGGAAACTGAAACCTTTGAATGCTCGTTTAAAAGAGCTTTTGAAAAAGATAATGGTGGCGTAACAGTATACGTTACTAAAGATGATGGTACAGATATGACCATCTATGGTGAAGCATTAGGTGCATCACGTTGGCAAAAAGGTGCTAGACTTAAAGTAGCAGCGTTGCCAGTAAGAACAAGTAAGACAGGTAAACAATATCAAACTGCTAACTCAATAGAGTTGCTTGATGGTGAAGTAGCTGTTCCAGGTAATAACATGGTTAGTAATACTGGAGTCAAAGCAGTTAAAGATATAAGTGGTCAATGGAAAGAAAAATACAGATTGACTATGAGTAATCTTATGTCAGCTTGGTTGAGTTCTGGTAAAGAAGTAACTCCAGAAATACATAAAAATCTAGATCTTATAGTAAGAGACATATTAAATTCTAAGATGGACTCTGTTGATGATTTAGATGAAGCACCATTTTAACGATTTCCTTTTCTCTCTTAGTTAGGAAATGCTGAGTAGTTATAGAATAAATACTTTGGATTGATATGACTACTCAGTACAAAATAAATGGATTACACAATGTTTAAAATAGAGTTAGAGTTTATGGGAATAAATACATACAATAACGAAAAGTTAGTAAATAAATTGTATAAAATGTATAAGGAGAATAATAATGATTACAGAGAAACGATTAGAAGAATCGTTGAAGTATCTTGCAGACACAGACGAGGAAAATGCTAAAGCTAATGCTGAAGTTAAATATTTGGATAGGCTTCTTAAAAGGAAGAAAGCTCTCCATATCACTGGCAATACTATTGATAAAAGCATTTCTGCCAAGGAACAAGCATACTATGGAAGCGATACTTATAAAGAAGCTATTCAGGAATTATTTAATGCAGAGGTTAAAGCAAGTACGCTTGAAAACAAAAGAGATAAAGAAGGACTTATCATTGATCTCTTTAGAACGTTAGAAGCAAGTAGACGTAAAAATAATATATGATTTATAAGTTTAAAAATTGGGTCTATGTTCCTGCAGTATCTGAAATATATATTGAAGCTGAATCAGATGAAAAAGCTTTACAGATATTAAAAGGACTAGATCCAAAAACTTTTAATTGGGAAGAATGTCAATTACATCCTATTAAGACTTTTTACGAAGTAATTAAAAAGGATGAAAAGTCCTGAAAGAAAGCTCTTTAGGGCTATCATAACACAAGCAATAGAAGATGCTATGTATGATGGTTTAAATAAATATGAGATTATTGCTAAAAGAGAAGCTATACATTGGCTTACTTCTAGTTCTCATGATTTTAAATTAATATGTCATTATGCAGATATTGATTATGAATATGCTTCTATGAAGTTTGCTAAAGCTATGAAACTAGATATGTATCAATTAAAAGATAAACAAATTAATGTAATACAAAAAAAACCAGTACGTTCTGTTAAAACGTCTGGTCAATTTAGATTAAATTTTTAATGACTCACAAGGATATATTTAAAGATATGACTTATAATACACTTAATAAACAAGTTGATGGCAATCATTATAAAGATATGAAAGTTGAACCTGCTTATTTTATTAATGAAAATAATTTACCATATGCCGAAGGTAATGCCATTAAGTATATATGCCGACACAAGAAAAAAGGTAAACGTAAGGATATAGAAAAAGCTATCCATTATTTAGAAATGATATTAGAAAGAGATTATAGTTAATCCAATATAAGTTTTTTAATACTTTTACTACCATCGATGTTTGACTCAAGCTCGGCCATCGACTTTATACACTGGTAAACTATGTTATTATTTTTATTACTACGCATAGCAATTCTTTTACCTTTAAGACAATCTGACATAGATTCTTGTATTCTATGTTCTTTGATTTCTCCATTTACTATCATAAGTAAAGCTACAATTAATTCCATTAATGAGCTCCATTACCATTAGCTCTTACTTTATCTTTAAGATCTTCAATATCTTCTAATGCTTTATCTAATTGTGTTTTAAGAAATTCTATATTAACTTTATTAGTCATATTCATTTCTTGAGTAGACTGTAATTTCTCTACAGTTTTATAAAGATCTTCTAATAAAAAATGTTGTTCTTGGTCTGTAGGCACTTGTTCAGATTTTTTAAGCAAATCATTTTCAAATAGTTCTCGTGAAGTTTCTAATGATGTAAGTCTAGCAGTTACTTCTGTATATCCAAATACACCCATAATAACACCAGCAAGTATTGCTAACATGTTTTTAATTGGCATACTTACAGATGTATCTTCACTAATTTTCATTTAGCAATTTTTCCTTTATTAATACCTTTTTTAATTACGTATTCTCTTGTACCAAAACCATTTGTTTCAACTTCTTTTTTAAGTTGTTTAAATAGCTGCATTTCTTTATCTTTATGTTCTATTTTTTTTTTGTGTTCTTCTAATAATTTTGTGTCTCTCATCTTTAAACCTATTATTTTTATCCCAAAAAGGTAACATATGTCCTGATTGTTTATAACATTTAAGGCAAGAATATTCGTTATCTTTTAAAGATATAAATGCTTCAGTCATGGCAATATCTCTATTGCACCATTTGCACTGACCTCTTACTTCGGTCACTTTGGTTTACGCATAATGTCTGCACCTTTAAGACCATAAATAGCACTTACGACTCCTATAAATATAGCTTGATACCAATAGGGCAGTTGTTTAAAATATTCAAAAAATATATCTAATCTATAAGAACAAGGACAAACTCATCCTTCCAGCCTTTATCATTACTCTCAATAACTTTCGCTTTATATTCAATCTCACCTGTACTCATTTTTTCAGCATGTCTCATTTGAGCATCTGACATTAATTGTTTAGTTTTTTGTTTGTTTTGGTATATATGACTAGCAGTCTTTATACCCATAGATAATAAATTAAACCACATTATTTAATACCTCTTTGTTTAAGAAGCAGAAGAATTTGTAGGTAAACCTTCCCAGGCTTTATACATTCCTTCTACTAAAAGTTCATCGTCATATGGTTGTTGACCATTTTCCATTTGAATAATTGATTTAACTAAAGGTAAATAGTGTTCAATACTATTATCTAGTTTATCCAAAGGATTAACGTTCATTCTTTTACACACAAAGTCTATATATGCTTCTGTATTATTTTCAGAGGGTGGAGCCCATCTGCTAATAATTTCATCAACGTTAGCTTTTTTATGTGTAAATCTATAAGTTAAAAGTATTCTCATTAGAGCTCTAATACCCATTACAGCTTCATCAAAAATACAAAATATTGGATCAGTTTGTTCTGATGCTAATCCATCCCAGTCAGTACCTAATTTGATATTGCCTGGATTTTTATTTCTTATACCTCTAGGTAATTTTTCCTGTCCATCTGCCATTGTTTTTTAAAACCATTGGGATTAACTTAGGTAACCCATCAATGATAACTCCTGTTCCTATTACTGGTCTAGACTTCTGAAGTTTGTTATATTCAAAAGCTAAACTTTTCATGTTAATTAAACACCCAACTTGCATTCCCCAAAGTAGTTCATTTGGATTACTCCAATAGTCTATTTTGAAAGATGTATGATAGTGTCCTTGAACAGTACACATACCATATTGTTGAGCAACCTTTAAAACGTCTTTGTATTTACCATGGCAGAAGTAAATCTTTTGACCATTAGATGCCTTTAATATTAGATCTTCGTGCCATGTCCAACCTTTACCAACTCCAAGCATATGATTATAAGATTTAAATATCTCGTGTGGTAAACCATAACGTGTTGCTTTTCTAAATACTAAACTACCATGATTACTATCCATGACATATTGTTTAGGAAACAGTTTTTCTAATTGTATAAAAAACCTTCTTGCAACTTCTAGTTCATGACTAGCAGAGTATAATCCAGGATGTGAGTCATGGAATGATATACTATGCCAATCCATTTCATCACCTATATTAACTACTGTATCTGGTTTGTATTTAGCTTTTATAGCAGCTAAAAAATCCAGAGTGTCAATATGATGATAAGGAGCATGTTGATCACTTATTACTAATATTGATTTGCTCGGCATACATAAGATATACAATTATGTGTTGTATCTGTCTAGCAGATAAGTACAACTTTATGCTGGTGTCTTAGGCTTAGGTTTTGGTATGGTAATTGTTATAGGTCTACATTCAAACTTAACAACTAATTTACTTTCTTCTATAAAATTTTTATCGTAATCTTCTAGTTCTTCTAGTGCTTTAAATGTTTTTTGTGCAAGACCATATCCAAAATTTACGCAATCAAAATGATTGTTAAATTGATAGCCTGAAACACTACTAGATGGGCATTGACCAGTAGCCATACTACACATCCATAGAACTAAAATAAATTTTGTCATAGAACTTTATTTAATAACACGAACAGCTCACCTAGTACAGCTATTCCTACTGCTCCTAGAACATATAAAATACGATCTATATCTTTTTTTATATGTGCTAAATGGTTATTTTCTAAAGTATCTAACTGCTGTTTAATAAGGTTTATTTCACCATGAACTTTTACAAGTTCTTCTTTATTTTCAGTATGTCTACTCATAGTTAGAACAATGTCTCATAAGGTGACCTTACGAGTCCTTTCGTTTTGTATTGTGTATAACGTGGCCCTTGGTATCTAGGATGACCACTTTGTCCTAGTACAAAATCAACTGCTACATCAGAAGCAAGATCTAAGCTCAACCCATCTCTCTCTAACCCTTCTGCAATATCCCTTGAAGCTGATTGTAGCCATATAGGTAAGAATCTCATACCAACATGACCACCTATTTTTAAACCTTTTTCAATAGCTTCATCATCTTTTTTAGTGATGTTTGGACTCCATTTAGTAGTCAAGTATTGTTTATTAGTTAATACTTCTATTGTTGTTCTTGGTAATGATCCAATCTTTTTAAGTCCTGTAGATTGTGGATCTGTTATCCAATGAAAAGGTTCCATTAATTGTTTAGAGAAAGTAAGTACTTGTCCATTCCCTAAATTAATTCTAGTTGGATCTGTATTCTCTAAAAGAGATTGTCCACTAAAAGCATAGTTTAATGCAGTTCCTGCTGCTGCATATATTAAAGCTGCTCTTAAAAAATAATATTGATATAGTCTACGTAAGTTTGGATCTGACTCAAACGCAGGTAATGACTTAGCAATAATTCTTACATTAGATATAGTCCAGTCTGGTGCAAACATAAGTAGCTGCATATATCCTCTTGAACCAGGATTAAATGTAGTTTGCATCATGCTTTTTAACCATGGTGTTTGTATTGAGTTAGAAACTCTAGCCCAATCTTGACCACCAAAAGCATCATTAGAAAACTGAGCTGCAGCTTGAGCTTTTCTATATATAACAGCTTTGCTGTCGCCTGGCTGTACTGTTTTATCTAATGCTTGTAAGAATGTTGTTAGTTTAGCATGAGTAAATACTCTATCCCATGTAATCTTGTCAAACCATCTAAATACTTTTTCTACCTTTTCAGAAGGTGATATACCAAAATGTCTTTTCCACATTTGGTCTATATTAGTTTTTTGTAATCCTCTTAGATTAAAATAAAATCTATCAAAGCCTACATCTTCAGGTGTACTAATTTGTAAACCAGATCCTTTAGCAAATTGTATTACATCTCTAAAACCATTTTGTTCTAGTTGATTTACAGCATGTGGAAAATCTTCTATATATTTTGCAGGATTATCTATAAGATCTTGTAGTTCTTTTTTAGAATTAGGTTTAATTATTTTACCTATTGTTTTCATTTTATGACCAGCAAAGATCATACTTTCTACTAATGCACCAGCATGAAAGAAAGAAAAACCAACAGCTAATCTTTTCATCATAAGGTTAGTAGTAAAGATAGCACCTAATAAAGCATTTTCATCTTTAGCTTCAAAAACCATTCTTAATGATTTATCCATACCTTTATGTATGTATGGTGCACCTAATTTAGAATCTTCAAAATAAGGATGTTTAAATTGAGTATAGTTTTCATCTATTGGTGTGAGTTTTGCACTTCTAATAAGTAAAGGTTTACCACCAATATCTGCTCTTTCAAGATTAGTTATTAATGCTCTAGTAGCCATAGCTTTACCAGCAGCATGAGTATATATTTTAATTAGTTCTACTGGATCATCATATCCAGGTTTAATTTTATATTGTTTTTGTAAACCAGCATTTATATCTCCAAACACACCACGTTTAGAAAATTGAAACTTATCTGATGGTCCAGTTACTATACTTGCATCAAAGTCACGTACAAATTTAAAAGGTTCTTGCTGTGGGTTATAATGATCCCATAATAAAGGTAGATAGTTAGATCTTTTATTATTAAATAAAGCACTACCTTCTCTACCAAAAATTTGTTCAAATTCATTAAATGATTTTTGTATTACTTTAGCAGCATTTTGTTCTGCATCAGTAAGCTCAGATAATGTTATAGGTTTAGCTTTAGGATCATATAGAAATGTTTTTCTGTCTACTTTAGCTTGAGTAAGATGATAAAAAATTTTACGTCTAGAATCTATAGCATCTGGAACCATCATTTTAATTTTATTAGCTAGTTCATAACCTGCAGAGTTTAGTTTAACTTGACTCATAGTCATAGTATCTAAACCAGCTTCACCAGCTAATGCTGCTTCATCATATTCTTTAGAAGTTTTTTTAAATGTTTTGCCTAATAGTTTTGCTGCAGCATAAACACCAACACCAGCAGCAGCTCCTTTAGCAGTCGCTAATAGCTTTTCATCATCAGCTGTAAGAAATTGTGCTGTACCACCTATAGCAGCTAATGATCCTGCAACTTTAAGAGAGTTAGCTATAGCCATATCTTTGGCGTTTTCATTAACAGATCTAATAGCAGCAGTTATGTCTGCTTTCATTACTTCAAATTTTTCTGGATCTGCTATTTCTTTTGTAGATGTTTTAATCTCATCTATGATTTCATCAACAGTACGATATATACCTTTATCGTTTGTTTCTAATATTCTTTCAGGTTTAACTTTATATTTTTCGTAAATTTTGTTTTGTATATTATGTATATTAGCTCTAGGTAAGTTAGTAGCTTTTTGTAATAAATGACTTGTTCCTGCAAAACCTACAGATATTAAAGCTCCAGCAGAAGCTCCAATTGTAGTTTCTATAGTAGTTCTTTTGGGATCTAATGTTCTATCTTCTGATAGTTGCCATAAAGAAGAAAATGTAAATGGCGTAGCAAGAGTAGCAAATGCACCTACTTTAATATCTGACATTGCTTTAGCTTTTGATTTAGATACTTTAGATAGAGTGAGTACTTTTTGATTTCTTAATTTAATAGCATTAACTACACCTCTACCTAATTTGTGCCAACCAAGTGGCATAAATAATAAGTAAGGATCTGCCATAAGCATATTAACAAGCTCTGCACCAAATAGACCAGGATTGGATTTAACCATATTTCCAACCTCTTTCATGTCTATAGTTTGTGGCCCATCTTCTAATAGATAGCCAAACCTTTGTAGCTTACGTTCTGCTGTTTTATATAGTGATGTTCCTTGCTGATCAGGATTATTACGTAAATACGCAAGAGCTTCTTCAGCTTGTTTCTTTTTAGTATTACCTGTGATCCATTGATAGAATGATGCTGGTAAAGATTCTTCCAGCATAAGATGATAAGGATTTCTTAAAGATTGAAAGAAGCCAGGAGTTTTATCTTCTATAGGTTCTTGTAAACCATCTGGTATTTGTCTAACTGGATCTCTAAGTTTTGGTTCATTAAGATCAAAATCGTTAGCCATTATTTTTTACGTTTTTGTAATTCTCTATAAGTTGGTGCTCTACCCATTCTTCCAGATTTAGTTCTTATATCATATCTTCTTATAGTTTGATATTTACCTGTTTTAGGATTAAATTTTTCTGCTGTAGAAAATTGACTTAAAACTTTATCTACATCAGTCATAGGAGTTTTTTTACTTGATTTAAAAACTTCTGATGGTGGAAAACCTAATTCTCTTGATTCTTGTTCTGTAAGTTTTTGAACAAATTTAGATTTTTGACTACCATATCTTCTAATAGGTACATTTAAAGATTTACTTTTAGATTCTAAAGTAGATATACCTTTAGTTCTAGCTATTTTAATAGCTCTAGTTTTAGCTCTTTCAACAATACCTAAAGCTCTTTTACCTTCTGTTGTTTTAACAGTAAAATTAGTACCAGGTTTTGTTTTATAAAATTTTGTTTTACTAAATAATTGCATACCTTTAGCTCTTACTCTTTCCAAACCAATAGACATAGCACTAGCTTCAGATTTAGCTGCAAGTTTTTCAGCTCTATGTTGTCTTAATATAGATGCATCAGAACTAAATGGTTTTACTTTAGGTTTTTTTTGTGCTGGTAATTTAGTAATACCTTTAAACTTAGGACTTTTTCTAATAATAAATTTTTTAATCATTTTATTTCCTATTCAAAATATTCAGGGAATCTAGCTCTAAGTATTTTTTCAGCTCTTTGCTTAGATACCTTTTGTAATTGTGGGTTAGATGCTAATAGCATATTAAATATTTGTGAATCATCATTGGATAGTACATTACCATCTGAAGTAGGTATAATTATTTCAGGGCCAACTTCACCTACAACATAAGGTTTACCAGCTTTTACTGGCCCACCATGTTCTCTTGTAGGAACATTAACATCTGATTCTAATGTAGCAGAAGTAACAAATGGTATTCCACCTTTTTTCTTAAATTTGCCTTCTTTAATTAATCTTTCTATAATTTTTAATTTACGTCTAGTATCAAATACAAGTGGTTTATTTGTTTTGTTTGCATCTTGAAGTCTTTGCATTTCTTTTTGTAATTCAACTGCAATATCTTCAGCTGCTATATCAAACATAGCAGTTACATTTTTACCTTTAACTTTACCTACAATTCTTTCTATTACATTAGGTTTTTCTATATTCATTGTTTCTAACAATGATTTAACTTCAGCAATATCTGTAGATGTAGCTTGTATAGGAGCTTGTTTTCTGTCAGCTATAATTTTTTTATAGTTTTGTGATATAGCTCCTGCTTTTAATACATTATCTAATGCACCTTGACCTAAACTTTTACCTTCAGCTCCTGCTTGCATAAATGCTAAACCAATTGTAAATGCAGGATTAGCCATAAGACCTTCAAAGCCACCTTTATCTTTCCAAGTAGCCATAGCTTTATCCATATCTACACCTGCCATATTAGACAATCTTTGTAAGAATCCCATGTCAGCTTGTTGTGTACCTTGTCCACCAGTTACTATTGGATCTGATGGTTCTTTCATAGGCATAGGTGTTTGAGATTGAAATAAAGATTGAGTATTTGAAGGACTCATCATAGCTGCTTGTTTATTTTGTTGATTAGCTTGTGGTACATTTCTATTTGAAGTTTTAATTGGAACTTTAACACCATCTTGTCTAGTAACTCGTCTCAATGGATCAGAAGAAATTACTCCACCAGCAGTATCTAAATTTCCTGTTGCTCTACTTGTATCTGCATTTTTAAATATATCTTCAACATTTCGATTTTTCCAATCGTCAAATATACTTCCAAGATATGTATTGTCTAATAATCCCATTATAATATTCCTTTATCTAAATTGTTTTTCTTTAACCAACCATAAAATGGACTCTCACTTATAGCTAAATAACGCATAGGACTTGGAGATCCAAGTATACCTTGCATTTTAGCTTTAGCAGAATCATATTGATCTTGAAAAAACAATTCGTTTTTATTTTTATTTATTTTAGCAAAAAAATCTGCAGCAGGTGAGCTATCTGGTTTATCTAATCCAGATACAATATAAGGTGCATCAGGTGCTATATTCCTCATAAGTTCTCTTTCAGTTTGTTGTTGTGTTCTTTTACCACTACCTAACAAACCACCAGAGTCTGTACCTGGCCCTGCATATTTATAAGTACCATAATCACTGGTTAAATATTCACTTACATTTCTACCTGCAGCAGTTAAAAATGCAAGAGATGGTGCAAATTTTAATGCAGGATTTTGTGTAATAACATTATTATAATGTTCATTAAATGAAAGATTTACAGTTCCTTTTCCTGCTCTACCATATGGTTCATATTTAACATCTTTAGTACCATAATAATCATTAAGATTTTTGTTAAATTGATCATATTCTTCTTTAGACATTTTAATATCTGTCTGATCATTTTTAGCTAATTCTTTATTAGTAGTTGCTATATCTTTTTGTGTTTGTGAATAATGAGCTTTGTCAGGTGCATCATATTCATCATCTGAATCTGTAAAACCACCACTTTCAAACTTTCCAGTATTAGGATTAATACTAGACATAGATGGAGTTACTCCAGCATAACTGTTATCATTAGCAGCAAAACCTGCATCTGATCCTTCGTATCCTCTAGTAGATCCTGTTCTTGTATCAGAGTAAGTGCTTATACCTTTTTCAGAAGATAATGCAGCTTCCATTCCAGAAACTTGCATATCATTTCCACCTCCTCCATCTGAAGATGATCCTCCTCCTCCTGACATTTAAACTCCTATAATATAGCTAAAACAATTATGATAACAGCTACTACTGCACATGTTGTTTTATGTTCTTTAATAATATGTGGTATATGTTCTTTTAATTTCATTATAATAGTCCTCCTAATAATCCAAGTCCAGCTCCTACTGCTGCTCCATAAGGCCCTGCAGCTCCTAACATTGGTGCTAAACTTGCACCTGTCATAGCTCCACCTGCAGCCATTGTTATAGGATTAGCTTTTGGTGCTGTCATTGTTTGTTGTTGTGTTGGCAAACCAAATGCAATTGGTGCAGCAAGATTGTAGTATTGCTGTAATGATTGCATAGGAGCCATTTGTTGTTCTCTTTGTATATCTTCTAAAGCTCCACCAACTGCTGTTAAGCTAGGTACTTGTTGAGCTGTAGATAATTGTCTTGCTCTTTCTCTTTCTAACTGTCCAAATGCAAATGGTAATGCTTTGTCTGCAACTTGACCAATTACTTGGCTTTGCATTAATGGTGATCCTGGTGTTCTACCAGCTCCTGAAAATTGTCCAGCAACATTAGAATATATATCAGTAGCAGCTTGACTAATCAAAGGAGATAAGAAAGGGTTAGTGTACTGTCCTTGTATAGTTCCTAATATTTGTTGGTTAGCAGCTTGAGCCATTTGCTCTTGTGCAGCTAAACCTTGTGTAGTTTGTGTACTAGGTGGTACATATCCTGCAGCACCTGGCCCTTGACCATAAATGGTTCCTGCTTCAGATAATATTTGTTGTATTGCAGGTTCTGCTGGTGCATATGGTTGTGCAGTACTTATTGAAGTTCCAGAACCTCCTCCTCCAGATGACATATGTTATTTCTCCTTTTTATGTTTTTCTAATAATACATGGCTTTCTTTGTAACCATATGGTTTTAGCACACGCTTCCAACCAGGTCTAGCAACAAGCTCTAATAAATCACATTTATTATTCCATGCAAATTCTTCTATTTGTTTTATTAAATGCTGCCATTTATCACGATGTTTACCTGTCATAATTTTAATATTAAGACATCGTTGTAATGGCCTTTGTATAACTTCAGTAACAACTACACCATACATTCTATCTTGAATATCTAGTTCGCTATCCCAAAGAAACCAAAGTTGCATTTTATCATCTTTAATCCATTGTTTAAAATGAGTTTCAGATGCATATCCATTTGATCTTGCTAAAGCATTAGCTATTAAACCTTTGCAATGTAACCAAACAGAATCAATATTTTCTTTTGGTATTTTAACCAATTCAATCATGCAGACTTTTCGTCAAATATTTCTAAATAACTTACAATACCTGCTATATTATTAGCAGATGCTGCTTTTAATTTTAATGTATCTCCAGATTCTAAAACCATAGTACTTTTAACTAAATTTTCTATTGTTTTAGATGCTAAATTTATATGTGCTATTTCATGTTCTGCATCAGAATTTGAACTATCTGTAGTAAATGCTTCAACTTCAACAGAACCAGAATGAATATTTGTTATTTGAATAGCTTTTATTAATGCTGTTCTATTTGTAGGACAAGTATAAACAGTTGTTTTGTTTGTCGTTGTTAGATCAAACATTGCATTTTTATATATATTAGCCATTTTTAGGATGTTTTATTTTAACAGATTTAATAGCCTGATAAAAGTTAAAATACTTAGTTTTTAATTCTTCATCTTGATCTATTGAGTGCCACAACATATCTAGTTGATCTCCAATTTCAGGGTAACTATTTCTTCTTTGTTGTGCATAATCAGATTGTTCTGGCTCATTAGCCATTTCTGTCATCTTAGCTTCTATGTCAGCTACTGGTATAGGTGTTGTTCCATTTAACCAAGTGATTTGATTAATGTCATTTGCATTTACAGAAAATTCTGCATTTGGATTAATTTTTTTTATTACTTTTTCAATCATTATCCAGCTATCTCCATTAATGTAAGTGTTGAAATTTGTCTTGAATAACTATTGGTATCTCCATCAACTTGAGTTCTATTTATATAAGTTGTTGAACCATTATTATTTGCTTGAATTTTATATGTTAAAGCAGATGTGCTTGAAGGTGTATCAAGAAAACTAATAGTTGCACTTCCAAGAGCACCACCACCAGTTATTCCTTCACTAGTAGTTAATCGTTGTCTACTACCAGCTGCGTCTGCAATTGCAATATCGGTTCCATCTCTATCAATAAGAAAATTTGTATGTGAGGTGCTACCACCTACAGAAAGTTGAGCAGTAATTAATATTTTATTACTTGTGGATGTTGGAGTAATTGTAGCTGAAAATCCTGTTATATCTGCTGGTGCTGATGTATTTGAAGTAGAAATAGTAAAAGTATCTGTTTTAACAGTTTGAACAACTTGCAAAACCTTACCTTTACCAGAGTTTGCTCCTAATGTAATTAATGCCATATTG